TGGTCCAGCGCGCCGCCTCTACCTGGTCCCAGATCTTCACCGTTACATGCCCGGAGTTCATCGGCTCGAAGGAGTCGTGTTCTCAGCTCGCAAAGGACGTGAAGGAGTTTCTTGCGAATTGTCCTTCCACTGTCGAGGAAGAGAGATTGGCCTTCCAATCTATTAAGAAACTTCTTCCGTCCTCCTGTAAGTGTATGGATGAGGATCTGCTCAGGTCGCTTTCGTCTACTCTCACGAGTAAACCCCGCTTGTTGCCGAGGAACTACCTTTCTTATGTCAAACGCAAAGTTCGCTCTTTGTTTAGAAAGGGGTGGGACTCAGGACTGTACGAGTCCTTTTGTTTCACCAATGCTCCTGGGCTCGCCGGTACCATTGATTCTTCTCGTCTTGAAGGAGGTTGCCTCGGTGTTGTCACCGACCAAGTTACGCTCCTCGACCGCACGTTGGGTGCGGAGGAGTACGTTACAACCTCCTGTCAAGGTAGTCTCATGGTCGTCCAGTCAGCTGGGAAGCCACGTCCGCTCACGAAGTTCTCTTCGGCAGAGCTCTGTCTCAGACCTCTTCATAAGTCTGTTTACGAGCACTTGTCTCGGAGGAGTAAGTGGCTGTTGCGTGGTGACCCAACTGATGCGAAGTTGAAAGCAGCGGGTTTTGTTGAGGGGGGGACCCTCGTGTCGGGAGATTATCGGTCTGCGACCGACAACCTGTCTCTTGAGGTCGCTGGAACGATCCTCGAGTGTATCTTGGAGAATTCGGTGTCTGTACCGGATTCTGTGAAAAGGCACGCTCGAGCCGTTCTACGGCCTACTCTCTGGAACCTTGACCTGGATCTAGAGTTTGAAGTCACTCGGGGTCAGATGATGGGGTCGTATCTTTCCTTTCCTCTCTTGTGTGTTCAGAACTATCTTAGTTTTGAGTTCGCACGCGAGGAGGCTGGGTTGGATATGATGCCTCTTCTGATTAATGGTGACGACATACTCTTTGAGACCTGGGATGATGGGTTTCCTGAGAGGTGGATGGCGTTGGTCAAGACCCTCGGTCTTGAAGTTGAGAGGACTAAGACGTCAGTGGACGCCGGATTTGGCACTTTGAACTCCACCTTGTTTAGGTGGGGTGAATCCGGCTGTCTCACTGTCGTGCCTACCCTCCGCTTTGGGATGCTGAGGCCTGTTGACTTTGTCAATTCTCTCGGTGCATCTTTCCACTCTTTTGTCCGTGGTCAGCCTCAGCGCGTCATCTGGAACGCGGCACGCGCCTTCTTCTCATGGCATTTAGATGCCATGAAGAGGGTCAGGTGCTATCCTGATGAGCTGGGCTTCCGCGGTGCTTTGGCCTTTAGAGTGGCGAGGGTCTTTGGTCTCGTCTCCCGAGATCTTTCAATTGTTGAGCTGCCTGCAGCCCCGATCGGTCATAACGTTCTTCTCCATCGTGATCTGGTAACCATGGTACCAGAGGAGGAGATCGGTCATGAGCTGAGGCAATTGAACGATTTCGAGATGACGTCTTGGAAGTTTTGTATTGACTATCAAGAGTCGAGGGTGAGGACTGGCATC